TCTCAAAGAGATGTCGGACGCTCGTGTCAGCTTCATCGGAGTTCTTCCGGTATGCTGTTAGTCGTTGCACCTTCCTCATATCCCTATAAGGCTTGGCTCAAGATTGCCCCGAAGGGTTTCCCTTGAATTCATCCGATTTTCAAGCTCAATCACTTGAGCAGGGGCCAATTGTTTAGCCGTTCCATCATCACTTCCACCTACATGATTCGGAAGCAAAGTATTCTCGTAAACTTTTTGGAAGCCTACGAAGTTGTTTGCGACCTGTCCTTCCCGGTAATGCTTATCCATATTCTGGTCGGGATTAAACAAGCCCTTTAGTGCGTCGATCAGTGCCGCGTTGGATCTCGTCCGTAAAAGCAGGCAACGATCAGAGTACGGTGCTAAGTTCTCTGTCATTCGACTGCCCATGTCGAGGATGTCGCGCAGGTCTGGATCTTCACTGAGGTCGGAAATTTCGTTGAAGACCTGTTTGTACATTGAAAGCGCATCGCTCTCCAAGTTCGCCGCGAGGACGGACATTGCAGGTTCGATGTAATTCTCGGAGAACAGGGAAATGTCTTGCGTCAGTTCTTGCGAACTAAAGACCATGTCCACGCCCTTCTGTGTTCCCGTCGTTAAGGTGACCGCCGTTTGAGTCACATCCTGTGTACTAAGCGTCGCCCCTGTACGAATTACAAATTCGTTAGGGAGCTTAATACGAACTGACTCGCCGCCTTTGGCTCCACCAGTTTTATAGCTGTCGTCGTACTGGCGATTGATATTGCCAATAAAGTTCCGAATTGTTATCGCAAAGTCATTTAAACTTTGCTTCTTGCTGTTACCAACAAGTCCAGACTATATCATCATCTCAAAGAGATGTCGGACGCTCGTGTCAGCTTCATCGGAGTTCTTCCGGTATGCTGTTAGTCGTTGCACCTTCCTCATATCCCTATAAGGCTTGGCTCAAGATTGCCCCGAAGGGTTTCCCTTGAGTTCATCCGATTCACATACCCAATCGCTTGAGTACGGGCCAATTTACTTAGCTTCTGATGGAGAACCATCTGCGCTCGGTTAGTCACCTGATCGACAGTCAGGTTTGTGTTAGCCATATGCTGGGCCTCCTAAGCCCTATCGCTTGCCGTATTTTTTTTGATACCACGACGTATATTCTGCCGATGACATTTTGCCGGGATCCTTTCTGGAACCACCGGACTTGCCTTTCCTTTTGACTCCGACAGGAATTACTGGCGTGATTCTATTAGTTGATTTCTGAATACCCTTTCTACCCTTTGCCTGCGCCCTATCCCACAGCATCGCCTTGTACGTTGTCTCTGCCGCAAACGGGTTCAGGGGCCACGTTTGAGCGTGTGCCTCGGGAACTCCTTTGCTGATTGCGTAAGCGACAACATCCTTCGCGTGTTTCTTTGAGAAATCCGGGATCTTCGCGTCCATGTGTTGCGCCCCTTGGGTGTAGCGTCTTATATTTTCCTGACGCTCCACCTCGTTGGCCTGATGTCCGAGTTGAGTCACGTTTGTGAGATGGGTTTCAAACTGTTTCGTTTTTTGTTGAATTGCATTTTGGATCCTTTGCGCCTCAAGATGATCTCTCGTATCTTCTGATCGGAGATAAGGATCAAGATCAATTTTTTCAAGTTCAGCGATTTCAGTTTTCAGGGATAAACCTTGAGCGTATTCGTTTAAAGTCTGGTTGTTCATCGTTGTCAGTTTCTGATGTGCCACATCACGACCTTCCATGATCCTGTGCGCTTCAGAAAGTGCGGTGAACTTTTTGGTATAAGATGTTTGAAGCCCATTGCCATACCGCTGTACTTCCTCGGCAAGCTCTTTAGTCATACCCTTTTTCAGGGAGTTGAATTTGTTTCCGCCGAAGTCGAATTGGTATTCTGCATCGTCGAAATCTCCTTCTTCACTGCCATCGCCTTCATCGTCGTCTGCCTCTTCCTCTTCGGCTCCTTCTTGCGAAGTTTCCTCTTCGGTGTCGGCCTCTTCTGTTTCAGGTGTCGGGGCAACTTCATCTACTACCTCTTGGTCGGCAATTCCCTCTGGTCGGTCGTTGGCGATTGCCGTGCTGTCTTCACTCATAACGGAACTCCTTGCGTGTATTGTTGTCCAACGCCTACACCATTCCCACCCGGTAACGGTTGACTACCCGGCGGGACACTGCCAGCGGCTGGCGAAACAATTGGTTGCGTTCCCGGCATTTGCGGACGTTGACCTGCGGCTAATCCCGCTGTCATGTTCGCCATGCCCGGTATTTGTGTTGCTACAAAATGTTTTAATCTTTCGGCGACTTCTTCCGCCCCTTCAAAATCCAAGTGTTGTAATAAAATATCTCCAAGCAGTGGTGCAGAACCCGGCACTTGACGCATGATCTCTATTAGAGTTTCACGAGTTTCCTCTCGTTTCGATGCGTAGCTCGGGCCTGCTTTAACGGTAACGTCGTACTTGCCGACACTCAGGTCGTACAACCTGTTTGGTGGTTTTGTTTTGTCGAATATAAAATTGTCACTCTCATCTTTTTGCATCCCGGCTACATCGTACTGCCCCGGCATATCTGGCAGTGCGCCGCCTTGTCCTTCTATCATCAGATGGGCAACCGATTCCTTGGCATCTTCACCAACGATCCTGACAACCTGACGTGCCGAGTAAATATGGGGAATGATTTCCAGCAGGATTTTTCCAAGGTAAGTGATTGAGCGGGAGAGGTTGTCAACGAAGTGGTAGTTGGACACGTCGGACTCACGTTGTCTGGCTAGGATGGCGCGTCCTGAAACCTCATTTGATCTTGCTCCGAGCGCGGAATCATAAATTCCTATGATCGATTTCATATCGTCGCTTGCATGGAGAGAATTCTGTAATGCACCGGAACTAATCATCGGGGGTTGTGCGCGGACAGGGGCTTTGTAGCCCTTCTTGTAGGTGAGGTATGGGATGGATCTTTTGTTCGCGTCTTCCCAATCTTTCTCGCTATCGGCTGGGATCGCTCCCTCTTCCAAGACCCATGGGTTCTTCGGTTGCATCGCGACGATCTCTGTCTCCGCACTGCGCCAGAAGTTATACATGATCTGCGAGTCTCTCGCGTCTGTGATCATCGACCGGAACCATCTGAGTCCGCGAGACACAACTTCTTCGCCCCAGACCGGGATGATCGGGATGTTGACACCGGGCCACTCCGACTCTTCGATTATTTCTTTGCCTGTGATAATTCTCTTTACGAGCTTCGTCCCGGCAACCATCCGCGACTGCATTGCTGTAAGGCCGCGCACCTCAAAGAAGTACGCAATAATGTCCTCGTCTTCCGCGTCGTCTGGGACCAGTATCCCCATTGACTCTGCCCACTGTCGAGCAAGGCCGGGTATGTGGTCCTTCCTGATTGCCTTGGTATCAACGATCTCGCCGTCGGGCCGCTGGTAATCAAACCCTTTAATCAGCCAGAGTTCATGCTCTTCCTCTTCTTTGCAATAATACTCTGCGACTCGCACACCATGCTCGGTGCTTTTCCAAACATTGTAGATGTCTTCTTGTGATCCTCCAGCGAAGTCAACTGGATCTGCGTCGGGATACATCTGCTTGAATTCTGTTTCAGGGTACAACGAAGAAATAAATCCATACTTCCAATCCGTTGCGTCAAAGCCTTCGGTGGTCACGTCCCAGTGGACCGTTAGCGGATCCATAATTCGGCTGACGACCGCTTCCATGTCAAAGGCTTGATCGTGCGCGTATTCGATGTCCACCCGCATAAACCCAAACCCCCCACTGACCGCACAGTCGATGCCTGTGTCGAATGCTTGGTCAGCGTTTGAGTTTCTTAGGATTGCTCTTATGATCCCGTTTAGAACTCTGGCGGTGTCAGGATCCGCGCCATTGTCTATCGGGTTCACCACAATCCCCGGTTTGTTCTGGCGCGATTCATTGACAACCTGACGAATGAATGAGGGGAGCTTGTTGATCGTCAGGCATGGGCGTGATTCATCATTTCGGGCTTGAGTCACAGCCTCGTCCCACTGGTTTCCTAGACGACCAAACTCAACATCCTCTTCGTATTTAATGCGGTTGTGGTCAGAGTTGTCGTCAGAGTCCTTAAACCTTTCAAGTGCAAGATCCAAGTCTGTGGAACCCGAGTCATACCCCGCCTCTGCATAAACTCTTCTCTTGTTGGAATTTTTCCTGTCGTTTGCTTCGGAGTTGTTGTCGTAAGCCATTCCATTACCCAAAAATAAAGGCCACCGCGCATAGGGGGAGGAGAGGCTCATGATAAGCCAGATGTTCCCTACGCTTGGTGACCTTCGTGTTTTACGATTCGGTCTTATCTATTTGAATGTGCGTCGATGCCTAAGTCGGCCTCGTTGCGGTACTGTCTTCTTACCTCTATCGTTACCTCGCCCAATGTACCGGGCTGTCTATGGATAATTATTTGATTAACTTGGCCTGCCCTTTCAAGCAGAACCCGAATATGTTCTACGGCAGTGTCTACCTTCATTTCTCCCTCGTCAAGTAAATTTCGATGACGAACTGTACCGCCATCATAATAATATAAGCCCAGAGCTTATTCTTTTCCATCTTTCGTCATTACTAAATTCATTGAAAAGCTACGTCTGCGACCGTCTCCCTTGAACGGATAAACCGCGTGGTTCAGCCATTGCGGAAAGATATAGAAGTCTCCGACCTGCGGTCTGAACATCAGGCTGGTATTGTTCAACGACGTTGGCGTTCCGTAGGAGAATTCGATACAGCCGTCACTGCTCCAATTGTCCTCTGGATCCGCTATCTGTTTCGGCACTTCAAGATACCCGACACAACTGAACAGGCAACCGGGATGACTGTGCATGGGATTGTATTCGCCTGCCACCTGACTAACGAACCAGCCATCGACCAGTTCTATCTTATGTTCGCCGTCGGCCTGATAGATCCCAACCGACGAAGCCAGTACCGACCGCTGATGATACTCTTTTATAAACTTCCCTAACTTATCAATTGCTTTGATGCCAGTGTTGCCATCGAATGCCTGCTGATCCTCAATCACCCCAGCCAGATTATGCCCGAAGTCTTCGGTTGTTTTTTCCATGCCGAGTTTCATGTACTCGACCAGATCATGCGACATCATTGTCTTCCCGATCAATGGGCCGAAGGGCGTTATGAACCCGCGCTCAAATGCTTTGTGAATTAGCGGCACTTGGCTCTTCATTCTAACCCTGCCATCCTACCGTTGGTCGCCTGCGCCCCGATCTCTTGGGGCGCGGGATCTCCAGCATATCCCGAAACAATTCTGTGAATCCCCACACC